TGGTATTAAAAATATCCAACTTCTTTCTGGTGGAAAGGGGTATAGTACTACAAACCCTCCTACCGTAAATATTCAAGATCCCACAAAAATTGGTGGTACAACAGCAAAAATTTCTGCAAAAGTTGTTGATGGATCTGTATCTGAATTAGTCGTTGAAGATTCTGGTAGTGGATATACTTTTGTTCCCAGAGTCACTTTTATTCAACCTGGCGGTGCAAAATTAGCAGCACCTACCATTGTTAATGGATCTATCAGTGGTGATGTACAAGTTACTAACAAGGGTCAGGGTTATACAACTGCACCTACGGTTTATATTGATGAACCAACTGGTGACAACCCGATTAAAGCGTCTTTAGTGGCGGTTTTGGATGATGATGGATCAATTCTTCGTATTGATACTTTAAACGCTGGCCAGGGGTATGAGACTGTTCCTAGAATTGCAATTATTGATCCTGTAGGGGCACAGATTTTAGAAACTAAGGTTGACTCTGACGGAAGAGTTATTGACATTGAATTGCTAAGTGGTGGTAGTGGATATGATGATATCCCTTCAGTTTATATTGTAGATGACAGAGTAAATGATGTAGGTGCATCTATTGGTGGTACTGGTGCTAAAGCTTCAGCTGCTATTTTCAACGGTCAAATTACTGATATTAATGTTACTAGTTTTGGTAGTGGATATAGTCAGTCAAATCCTCCTAAAATTGTAATCCAGTCTCCTCCAAATGCCAGTGCTTCTGTTGAAATTGGATTGGGTGAAGTTACTGGTTTTAAAGTAATTAGTAAAGGATCTGGTTATAGTAAGTGTAAGTTTTCTGGTTGTGCTAGAGCAGCTAGTGGAATCAAAGGTTATACTACTGGGGGAGAAGTTGTCTTCTCTGGAGAGACTACTGCACAATCTCATAGCACAGACTCGGAAATCAAGTGCTTAGATGAATTGTTTGTCAAGAGACTACTTGATAAGTATACTGAGCAATACTTGCCTGACGTTCCTTCACTAGATTATGAAAGTATTGATGTTAGAACAGCAATTAAAAACATCAAAACTTTTTATTCAACAAAAGGCACCTCGTTTAGTGTTGCATATTTATTCAAACTTCTTTATGGTGAAGATGTCAGCATCTCATATCCTAAAGATCAAATTATCAAACCATCTTCTGCAACTTGGTCTGTAAATACAATTTTAAGAGCTACTTTAGAAAGTGGTGATCCAACTAAAATTAAAGACGCTTTAGTTCAACAGTTTGAAAGTATTACTGATCCAAATGTACAAAATGCAAGTGCTCTTGTAGAAAACTACATTTCAATTAAGACATCTGATGTTGAGATTTTTGAATTAGTATTATCTGAAGAAACTATTACTGGTAACTTTATTGTACCATATAAGACTAAACTCGTTGAAGGATTGTCTGAAACCTCTGGTGTTATTACTGTTGACTCTACAATTGGATGGCCCGAAAGAAACGGTGAATTTGTAATTGCTGGTAGTGAAGTTGTTAGATACAAAGAAAAATCTTTGAATCAGTTTATCGAATGTACTAGAGGTGTTGATTCTAATGCTCAAGTTTGGGATGCTGCTTCTGAGGTTAAGTCTAATTTCAAAATCTATATCAATAAAGACACTGCTGATGAAGTTGTATTGAATATTGTTGGTATTGTTGATGCTCAACAAACAACTTTATCTGATACAGGATCTTATTATCTGCCAGGTGATAAACTATCAGTTTCTAAATTAGGTGGCACCACTACCTTACCTCAGTTAACTGATTGGTTGTATAATGTCAAAAAACTAATTGAAATTGATTCTATTACTTATGGTGGCGTAAATAATCAATCTGCAACTGTAACTTGTAGTGCTCCACATGGTTTATTGGTTGGTGATCAAGTTACAATTTATGGTGCAAATCCAATTATTTACAACGGCACCTTCCTCGTAACTTCTAGGGATTCTCCAACTGTATTCCAATATGTTTTACCTCAACCTGCAACGGTAAATCCTCAAGGTAATATTTTGATCTCTGTTGACTTGAATAAAGGTAAGTCAACAGATGTTGCTATTCAGAATATTATTTCTCTGTATACTACAAACGTACAAAATTCATTCTTTAATGATGAGTACGTTTATGTTGCATCCACGGGTATTCCTAACTATAATATTGGACCATTTGTTGGATCTGCACTTCTTCCTGGTAATCAAAGGAAGTTGAATAGATTCCCCCTGTCAACACAAACTATTTCTACAAAAACCACTATTATTCCAGGATCTATCGGCACTTGGATTAATGGTGTATCTGCATGGTCTTATAAGTCAACTCAAAAGAAAACTTTTGGTGCAGTAACTTCTATTGATATTAAAAATTCTGGATTAAACTATGATGCTGAGAGACCTCCTGTCATTACCGTTTCTGGTGGTGGAGGATCAGGAGCTCAAGCGGAAGTTGTAGTTGATGGTTCTCTTACTGAGATTGAAGTTACTGCTGGTGGATCTGGTTACACTTCATCTCCTCTAGTTTCTATTGTTGGTGGAGGTGGATCTGGCGCATCTGCTACTGCTATTGTCACCAAGGGAGTCGTATCTAGAATTCTTGTTAATAATGGTGGTGTGGGTTATACTTCCAAACCATCTATTACTATTGTTGGTGGTGGCGGAACTGGGGCACAGGGCAATGCTTCTGTTAGAGGTCCAGTAAAAAGTGTCTCTATTACTAGTGGTGGATCTAGTTACACATCAAAACCTGAAGTTACTTTAAGTTCTGGATCAGGTGCTGTTGCTCAAGCAATTGTGTCAAATGGTAGAATTATTTCTATCGCTATCATCTCTGGTGGATCTGGATATACAACAGCACCTGAAATTTCAATTTCGGGAGATGGTTTTGGTGCAGTAGCAAAAGCTACGATTGATTTAGATGGTGAAAATGCTGGTAAAGTTACTAGTATTGAAATCACAAATAGGGGTATTGGATATACTCAAGGATTGACAGAAATTCTTCTAACCTCAGTTGGTGATGGTGCTGTATTCGATTCTAATGTTTTTGAATGGACTTATAACCTTGAAGAAACCACAGAAAAGGACTCTGCAAAAGGATTTATTTTTGAGGGAATTAATAATCAATATGGTGGAGAATATGCTCATGTCTCCAATCCTCAACGACTGAGATATATTCTTGGTGATAATTTGATTTTAAATGACAACGATCAAATTGTTGAGCAAGAAACTCAAATTGAGCACTCACCTATTATTGGATGGGCATTTGATGGCAATCCAATTTATGGACCTTATTCATATGAAGATCCTACAGATCAGGGATCTAACGTTATTAGAATGAGATCTTCATATGCATTGAAGACAAATTTAGTGTATAATGAGATTACAAATCCAACTCCATCTAGAGTCGATGGACCTTTATTAGCAGATGATGCTGCAGGTAAATTTGTTGATGACTATGAATATAATTTTGGTTCTGGTGATCTGGATCAATATAATGGCAGATTCTGTAAAACACCAGATTTTCCAAATGGAAGATATTGTTATTTTGTAACTATTGATGCAACAGAGTCTGGAAATCCAGTATTCCCATATATTCTTGGTCCTGATTATAATTCTATTGTTGATACTTGGAATTTAAGCACTTCGTCAATCCAGCAGAATATTCCTACTGGTGTTGTTAGATATAGAGATCCATATGAAAATGTCGATATTGATGTAGAGAGAATTCCAAACGCATCTTCAAATGCTTTAACAACTGAAGATGGATTTATCTTACTGTTTGATCCCGAAGACGAAAATAGAGATGGCGTAATCAGTCAAGATGAGATTGATGATCCTGAGCAACTTTTTGAAGAGTCTCCCTTACAACTTTATGATTATTTCCCTAAAGTTAGATTTGACTCTAAAGTTGATATTGAAGTACAAACTATTGAAAAGTTTGAAGATGCATCTGTAAGTGGTTTTATTATTGAAAATCCAGGTCAGAATTATCAGGTTAACGATATCCTAGTATTTGATAACACTGACACTGACGGTACTGGTATTTCTGCTAGAATTTCCAGAATTAAAGGTGAAGAGGTACAATCATATACTTATGAAACTGTTGAAAGTATTAGTTACGGAATTTTAACAACTACAGTTCCCCATAATATTGTCACGGGAGATCGAGTCTTTGTTGACTACACTCCTATCATGGACAACACTAATAAAACCTTTACTGCACGTCAGTATAAAGGTGTTGAAGAGATTGTAGTTACTCAAAATGGTAGTGGATATAATGTAGATATTCCTCCCGTAATTACCATTGACGGTGATGGCGAAAATGCAGTTATTGAAGCAAAATTAACTTCTGTAGGAAGTATTTCTGAATTTGATATTATCAATTCTGGTCATGGATTTACAAATAATCCTAGAATTCTTTCATCTCATCCTCAGATCTTCAAAAAGGCAAATTACTACACAACTTTATTCTCAAATAATGATTATGTCAAAATCAATGATATTGTAGTAACTGAATCTAAAGAAGTCATTCTGTGTGGTAAGACTTTAGATGCTCAGGGAGATACTGTAGGTTTTGTTAGTAAAATCTCAGCACTTGGTATTAAAGAATGGGAGAAAACATTAGAGTCTAGTCTTCCTTCTGGTACAACCTATTTGGAGTTTGAAAAACTCCTTGTAGATGGAAATGATATTTACGTTGTTGGTAATAATAGACCTAATCAAGCAATTCAGGATTCTTATAACCCTGATATTATATTTGTAAAATACGTACAATCTGCTGATGGATTGGATGCAACTCTAAGCTTCCAGAAAGCATATTCTGGTATCTCTGGATCTACCAGAGAAGATAATGTAACATCTTTAATTAAACTTACAAATGAGAGATTTGTAATCGGTGGTTTTACAAATACAAACTCCTCTAATCCTCACGATGCATTTGTTGCAGTTTTGGACACTGCAGGCACATTTGTTATTAAGAGAAAGTTTGCTACAGATTCTGATTCTGAAAAAATTGTAGATTTACTTGAAAATAATGGTCACCTCTATTTCCTGATGGAAGTTGCTGATACCGCAACATCGAATGATATTTCTCTTGTTTTGGGTAAAGCAACAGTTTCTACTACTTTAGTCACAACAAACTATCTCAATAAAGTATCAAATTCTGCATATTCTTTTATCGATTCTAGTTTTACTATTGATGAATATAATGAATTATATGTAACTGCAACACTAAGACAAAAAACTAATAATACAACTAAAGATAGTTTCTGGGTTGGTAAATTTGATGTTGATGCAGATTTAATTTGGAATTATAGGTATGCTGCACCATCTAGAGATATTAATGTTGTTAATACAACTGCAATTGATATTTTTGGTAATCTAAACGTTGCATATACGGAAGAAAATATTACAACAGGTCAATTAACTGCATCTTCAGTTAAAATTGATTATAAAGGTAAAATTGTAAATCATACAACAAATAAATTCAATACATCTACTACAACCGATAATAATATTGAAGGTATTACGGCAACCACTATTGATGTTGATAACTCTGGTGATGTTTATGTCTTTGGACAGACATCAATCAACCGTAATGAGTTTGTATTTGATTTTAGTCAAACTGATACTGCTACAGACAAAACCGCTCACTATACCGCAAACCTTCAGGGTAATGATGCTACAGATGCTCTAGCACTTGTAGGTGATGGTGTAGCAAAACTATTTGCTAAAGATGTTGCTAATCCTTCTACTTGGACCAATGCAAACATCAATATTGCTGGTTCTTCTCTTGGTAGTGTATTTGCCAATAATTGGACTCTTGAGTTTATGCTTTATAAAGATGCAACTAACTCTGCAACTTTCTCTCAAACTCAACAGACTCTAATTTCTATTGGTGATGCAACTGATTCTACAGGTGGTCTGTGGATGTATTATGATATGTCTTCTGGAAGACTAGAATTGCTAGTAACTAATAATGCCACTTCTATTAATAGTGGTAGCGGTGTCTTGCAGTCAACTCAAACAAATATGTTTGCTGATGATAGTTGGCAGTTTATAAGTCTTACTAAGAGTGCAAATACATTTACTGCTTATGTAAATGGCACACAAGTCTTTACTGGATCTATCACAAACACATCTTTAGGATCTAAGAATTTCTATCTTGGTCAGATTGCTGGTAGAGATGGCACTGCAGGAACATTTAGATCTAATGAGCAGGGACAGTTCTACGTCGATAACCTAAGACTAAGAAATATTGCTGTAACACCAACTGTTCCTACTGACGTTACTACATTACCTCCAGCAGCATCTTTTGGTCTTGCATATGACTGGACAGATGATGCTTGGTTTACTGATCAAACTGCTCGTTACGATTATGTAGATCATATCGGTTTTGGTTTAAAAGTAGATAAAGATGCAGATTCGGTAAGAATTGGTGATCAAGGAGTCTTGACTTCTACCGATGTTTCGTATGAGAGAGTAAATGTAACACCTGTAACAGGAAATAGTTTGACTATTTCTAATGTCTCTTTTGAATTGGGTGCTAGTGGATTACAATCTCTCGATTATAATGAAGCAAACACTGGACATACAAATGCTAATGGGTCATCAACAGTTTCGGTTGACATTTGGTCTTCTAGAAATGCAACTATTCCTGCTCCAGGATCTCAGAAAGTCCAAGCTTCTGCAGTAGTTAAAAATAGATATTTCTTCAAG